AAGGCGCGCAGTTTTTTTACCCTGACGCATAGTCGCTGTTGACGCCGCGCGAAAAACCGCACACATGCCCGCCTCCCACGCATCGAGGCGCGATGGCGGAGTGGTGACGCAGAGGACTGCAAATCCTAACACAGGCCAGCTTTAAGGCCGATTGTTCGCAGATTTCTCGCTCTGTTCCTATCACCAGATATCATAGAGTTAGCGGTTCCTGTGCGTACTCCGCACAGGACTTTTTCGGTCCCGCTTCAGGCCGATTCGGCAGCCTCCATTTTCGCCATCGCGGCGGCGGCGCGCAGACGCTGCGACGCATACTTCAGGGCCATCTTGAAGGTCTGGTGACCGAGCACGCTTTCGATCTCCGCGACCGTGCAGCCCGCCTCCTCCATCCGCGAACCGGCTGCATAGCGAAGCCCGTGCATTGACCGGTTGTTGGGCATGGCGTCGATACCTTCCACCCGGCGGCGGATCGCGCCCGAAAGGCCGTTGGGCGTGAATGCCTTGCCCGCCTCGGTTGTGCAGATGACCACGCCTCGCCGGGGCAGTGCGTCAAGATGCTTTCGCAACGCTCCATGGCAGGCGATGTCGAGCAGCGCGGTCGTCTTTGACTGCCGCACTCGGATGATATCGCCCTGGAACTGCTGCCAGGTCATCTTCACGACGTCCTCGCGTCGCTGCCCGGTATAGAGCGCGACCAGCACGGGCGTGACGAGGTGCGGCGGCGCGCCGCGTAAGAAGTGCTCGACCTCGGCGTCCGACCAGACGACGATTTCCTTATCGCCGCCCTTCCGCTTCAGCCGCTTGATCCCCTTGGCCGGATTGAAACCGGCGGGGACATGGTCGTTTTCATCAGCCCAGCTATAGAGCCGCGACAGCATCTGCTTGATCTTGTGGGCCTTGCGGACGGTCTGGGCATGGTCGTCCCGCACCGCCTTCAGCATATTGCGAGTCGCGACGGCATAGCGCACGTCGCCCAGCTCCTCGACGATCAGGTCCAGCGTCCGCCCATAATCCAGCTGGGTCGCGTCAGCGAGGCCGCGGAACTCGGGACTGCGGCGATACTGGCCGACCAGCCACTCGAAGCTGCTCCGCGCGACCGGCTTTTTCGCCCCGCGCGCCTCAACGACTGCGAGCAATTCGGCATAGCGCTCCATGAATCCCGAGCGGCTGGGCTGCTCTGACCAATGGAGCGCCGGGTCATGCGGCAATGGCAGATCGCCCGTCAGCTTGTGCCGGAACCGCCAATAGGTCCCCTTCGACAGATAGGTGTATTTGAGGTCAGTTCCGGCCACGTGCGCGCCTTCTCTCGAAGAAGCGGGCTTCCTCGTCGTCCTGTTCCTTGCCCTGCTCGGCAGCGGGGATCGGCTGGTCGGTCATGCGGTCAACGAACCGGTCGAGGTCGACGCGATCCCACATGATCCGGCGGCCGATGCTCTTCGCTTGGATGCCCAGCGTCTTGAGCGTCGTCGGGCTGATGCCCAGATATTCTGCGGCGTCAGCGGCGGACAGCAGCCGCCCCCAGCGCGCCCGGAACGGTATGATCGGGGTCTGGTCCATTATCCCCTCCCCTCCATCGGAATATGAGCGCGCAGGAATGCCGCCAAGCGCGCAAGGGCTTCGGTGTCAGCGACGACGCGGACCCGGCGGCACTCGGGGGCGGCGGTGATGGCTTCGCAGAAGAACCGGATGGGGTCCGGGCCCGTGCCATCATGGCCGCTGCGATACATGCAGCCCGGCGGCGCGATGCGCATAGCCGCGTCCAGCGTGGCTCCGGCTTCCCACAGGCTGATGAAGCCATTGCCTGCCGCGTCGCTATCCCGGCCGCTATCGAACGACGCACGCGGACGAGCGGCACGGAAGATGGCGAAAAGCTCCTCCCGGTCGAACAGCTGTTCAGAATAGGCGTGCTCGCAAAAATCGGCGAGCAGGATCAGGGAATCGGCGTCACGCATCTCTGCGGCCCTCCTCAGGAACATATCGCCTCCAGAGCGCCCGAAGAGCGTCGAGCCATGCTGTTGCATCCTCGCGTATCGCTTGCGTGGACCCCTTGCGGGCGAAGAATGAATGGTCGTCGACCTGGGCGAGGATCCAGCACCGCGTGAACGGGACCGGCGGCTCGCCGTGGTGATGCAGGCGAATCTCGATCACAGCATGGGTGGCCTCGGACTTTTCAGAGGTCCAGCTGGCCAGCGCCCGCTTCCGCAAGATCGACAGCCGCCCCAGCAGGATGATGCACCACGGACCGAACGATCGCGTCCGCCCCTCCTCCATCAGCTTCCACACCTCCGGCTGACGCTGCCAGCTGTAGGCGCTCTCGCTCATCGCGAAACCGGAGGCGGTCATGCGGCGGCCCTCCCATAAATGGCAGCCAGCGCCGCTTCGGTGCGAAGGATCGCCTTGCCTATGGCTTCGGGGATTTGCGGGATGACCGCGTCGCCGAACGCTTCGACGATGAGGCTGGCCGCAGACTGCCCTTTCCCATCGCCGACATCAACGCGCGTCCCAGCCAGCCGGGCGGATAGCCCATCATCCAGCCGTAGGTGATCGGCAAGGTGGCCGAGGGACCAGTCAGGCCCGCTTCGGTCAGCATCGCCGCGATCTGGCGGGCATAGGTCCACTTGTCCGGTGCCCTGCCAGTCTGTGCACCGTCCAGCACCGCGTCCATCGTCGGCGATTTCCGCTTGTCGTATGCCGGAGACCATGTATCCATCCGCTTGTCCCGCTTGTCCCGCTTGGTCGGGGTCGGGAGTGTCTCCTGTGCTGCGGGGTGCAGCACGGTCCGCAGATTCATGCCCGTCGTCTTCTCGCCCCTGACCTTCGTCATCTCCGGTCCGTGGGTCGCATCCGAGGCTCGCGGTGTCGGCAGCATCCCCGCGTGACGTGAGGCATAGCCGTTCAATTGGCTCAACACGTCCCCACGGAAGCCCCTGTCGGCATCCGTCTTGCGCGGGGTCGCGAGCATCGCTTCCTGCAACTGATGGCGCGCTGACCCCATTCGCCCCGTATCCCCGTGCCCGCCGGCCTTCATGTCCGATGCGCGCGGCGTGCTCAGGATCTGTCGGAAAGGATACGTCGATCCCGACCCGCCCCCACACGCGTCCGAGCGATCCGAAGCCATCGGCGTCGGCAACCTGTGCAAGGTCGCACCCGATGAGCCAGCAGCGGGGTCGCTCGTGATTGGCTCCGACGTCGCCAGCACGAACCACGACCGGCCAGCAGGCGTAGCCGATTGCCTCCAGTGCAGTGATGACGGCGTCAGCGCCCCGAGTTCGGAGATTAGCGCTGTTCTCAAGAGCGAACCAACGAGGGCGGATTTCTCCGATGATGCGGATGGCTTCGAAGTAGAGGCCCGAGCGCTCGCCTTCGACGCCTTTCCCCTTGGTGTTGGCGCTGCTGATATCTTGGCAGGGAGGAGAGCCGACGACGATGGACGGAAGTCGTCCAAGATCAGCGAGAAGTCGGTCTGCCGTAAGGGTGCGGACATCGTCGTAAACCTTCACGCCTGGATTGTTTTCGGAATAGAGCGCGCGACGCCAGGCTTCGACCTCGCATGCGGCGATCGTCGTGAAACCGGCGCGGTGCATACCGAGGGACCAGCCCCCAGCGGCCGCGCTGAAAAGGTCGAGCACCTGCATCACTTCCGCCCCTCCCCGTGCGAGAGGGCGGCGAGAATATCCGTGAAGGCGTCGAGATCGGCTTTTGTATCGATCAGCCAGCCTGGCATACCGAACCGCTCGTCGTCATTGTCGTAGTGGTTACGCGCGCACATTTCGCTGTTCTGCTGCAACAGGGCCATGCTGGTGCGGATACGGGCCAGCCGCTCCACCTCCCCCGCCGGGACCGCATCGACAGCGGGCGCGGGGGTGGCGGCGATCTCTGGATCGCGCCCATGTGACCAGATGACTGCGCTGTATGGCACGCTTTCGTCCCCGGTCTTGATTTCGCGGCCATCGACGCGTTCCCGCGACACGGTGGGATGCTTCACGAAAAGGCGCGCTGGCTGGCCGTCGCGGATCAGGTGATACGCGCTGTGAATAGGCATCTCGGGCGGCAATGTCAGAAGGTTGGCGATCATGTTGCCGACCGTGACAGGTCCGCTCCATTTGACGGGCCACCCCTCCCCCGCATCGCCCGCGCGGCTGTCGAGGGCGATATCATGATCTTCGCAGGCGTCGCGGCGACCCTGCTCATAAATGCGGCGGTCATGGTCTGCGCGGCTGTCGAGGGCGGCCAGGTGTTCGATCGCGTCGAGAAGAATGGGAAGCGTGTTGACAGCCTCGACAATGAGCGTGGCATTCGCGGCGTCGTAGCGCTTTCCTACGTCGGTGCCGTCAAAGCCCGCCCACTTGACGATTTCCTTCCATCGCTTGTCGAAGGCGCTGCTACGAATCTTGGGCCTGTCGCCTTTCATGATGGCGAGCAGCCCCTGCCCGCCATCGAAGACGCGCCATGGTCGGGCGGTTGCAGGCTTCAGGAGGTCGCGCAATTTCGGCAGCAAGGCCATCGCCTCGCGCACAGCATCCGGCGTCTGTCGGGTGGTCATGCTGCGGACCTTTCAAAAAGCAGTTTCGGTTCGATCGGGTGCTTGTCGTCGCGAGGGCGCGATGGGACGGACCATGAACGGCCTGGTGTCTCACCGATCAGCCGCCAGCCAGCAGCTGCGAGAGATGTCCCCGGTTCCCGCTTGAGGATGTATGTCCCGATGCGGCGATAGCCGAGCGCAAAGGCTGCGCGTGCAGCCGCGCCATAAAGGAACGAACACGCGTTCTTGTGACCGGTCGTGCAAAGCCGGGTTACTTCCAGCGTTTGACCATCATCTCGGCGTCGAGCAACAGGACGGCCGACGATCACGACCCCGACGCATTCGCCTTCCGACACCGCTGACAGGCTGAATACGTGGCCGACCGGCGGAGTGTGGTGGCGATGATGCTCGCGGACGAACGCAGCCGCAGCCGCGAACTTGATAGGTGCGACGTTCATGCCTCTCCCCCATCGCTGGCGTGAGAGGCGGGGATGGCGATGCCCGGACGCATCCGAGTGTCTGCGCCGGTCAGCGCTGCGTGCCAGTTGCCGAGAGCGGCGGCAGTGCTAATCGTGTGGTGCCTGGCCTTCTCGCTATCGCCGCGCATGGCGGCATCGGCAGCCTTTTGCGCGAGGTATCCGATCAGCCAGAACCAATCGAGCGGTGCTTTACCCGCATCATGATCGACGCCCCAGCGGTCGCGCTGATGCGCAGCCTCCAGCGGGACACCAGCCATGAAGTCGGCTGTCTCGGGCGTGTTGACGACGTCGTTGCGGATTGCGTTCCGAAGCTCCCCCTCCCCCTGGCGGATCGCGTCTGCGGAGAGGGTGGAGAGACACATGCGCAGCCGAGCGGCAGAAGGCGACACATGGCCGTTGAAGTGCGTAAACACCTCGTCGTCGGTAATCTCGCGCTCGAACTCCTCCAACCGATCCAGCAGGAATTGCGCCTCTTTCACCGCCTCTCGATCCATCGCGGGCGGGGCGGCGCGAGAGGCTTCCTGACCGGCTGGCGAGGTGACGCGCGTGTTCCAAGCTGCGATTGCGGCGGCTTTCGCGGCATCGTCGTCACCATCCACGATCGTCACGCTAGCACCGCAAGCCGCGCAATCCTCGCATTCGACAAAACGAGCGGCAGGCTCTGGACTTTGTAAGGTCGCGGAGAATGACATGCTCACGTCAGCTGAACCGCAAAACGGGCACGCCTTCATCTTCGTGCTATTAGATACGAATTCAGCCACGGTCGGCCTCCTGCGGATCGGCGGCGCTCGGAGCGGCTATGCCGTCAGTGTCCTCGTCGTCCTCGTCACGCTCCGGCTTCCGCAGGTACACGCGCTCGTACATGGCATCCGTTGCCTTGACCTCTCGGAACGTGGTGACATCGGCGGCGAAGACGCCCTCACCTGCAAAATTCCAGCCCTCGTCAAAACAGACGCAATCGAACGTTAGGGTCGGGAATGCGATGATCAACGCTTTGAAAACAGGAGTAGGGAAACCCCATGCAGTGTCGAACTTGATAGTCAGCGGTTCGTCAGCAACCAAGCTGAAGCTATAGGCACCCCACTTGGTACCCCAGTTGCTGATCGCCCACGGATACCAGCTCACGAAGCCAGTTTCCGCCAGCGCCAAAAGGCGCGCCTTCCCCGCCTCCTCCCATCGCGGGTTTTTCGCCAGGAAAGCGGCGGCGACGTCCGAAATCGCTGCATCGGGAGCAAGCCCCGCTTCGGATCGGATATAGTCGATGCGAGCCTGATACAGGCCAAGAGTTGCGAACGGGGCCCCACGATCACCGCGCGCGGCGATCAGCGCCATTCCCTCTTCGGCGGCGGTCGATTCCTCTGCCTCCCGTAGGCATTCCGGCATGGGGATGACGCCGTTAAAGTCGAACGTCGTGTACGGCTCAGGCTTCCGATCCGCGCGCCAATGCGTTTCGGGCTCTTCCATCTTCGTGACGATCATCTGCTCACGGAAGCGGGCGACGTCAGCCGCGGGGCCGGTGACCACGCACCGAGATGTTACATGGTTAGGCATTGGAGATCGGAGCCTCATTCCAGAGGGAAGCTTTCACGTCGAAGGGCGCACGGTGGCGGCCGGTGACGCGGATGAAGCCGGGGCGGTCTGCCTGCTCGGCCGCCTTGCGAACGTTCAGGGTATGCCCGGGGGCGACCGTGACGGCGCGGTATTGGCTCGTGCCCATCACCGCGCCTTGGCGGTCTGCTGAACACCGGCCTCGGTGGTATCGAGTGTGGCGCCAGTCTGGTCGGCCGGGCCGCCGTTGGTCACGGGGAACAGAGCGGCGGTGATCCGCTCGATGTTGGGGATCAGCTCATCGATCAGCACCATGACTGCGACCCCGCCCGCGAAAGCGAAGACGGCAAGCGACAGTGTGCCCAGCGCGAGCATCGCGTAATCGGTCGGGGTCATCGGATAGCCCTCCGGTGAGTGGAAAATTCGGCGCGTGAGGCAGAGCCGCCGGCGCCAAGGATGCGGCCGGCCACATACGACTCGTGTTCGTCGCGCGGGCGCCGGAACGGGCGGTGGCCCCAGCCATCAGGCAGGACGAACTTGAAGCAGCCGTTCGGCGCAATGACCTTGATCCGGCCGCCCTTCATCGCCTTGATGACCGGGCACTCGAACTCGAAGACGGCGGGCAGATTGCCCAGGCCAACCACGACTTCCTCGCCCACCGACTGGCGGCGGACCATCATCGACTTGCAGGTCAGCGGGTCGAGCCCGAGCTTGATCAGCGCAGTGACCTGCTCGCGAGTCCAACGATCGCCACCGACCTGGTAGCCATTGACGATCTCGTAACCGGAGATGTCGCCATACCACGGGTAGCCGTCAGCCAGCTTCGACGCGATCACGGCACGGATTTGCGGCTGCCGCCCGATCGGCGGAAGATTGGGATCAGCCAAGGCTCGCCTCCACATACTGGAGGGCTTCACCGAGCGCGGCAAGGTCGGCCGCTGCCTTCTTGGCTGCGCGCTGGGCGATGATGAACTCGACACGGGCGTCAGACGCGGCTCGCTCGGCATAGCCCACGCCGTCTTTCAGGTTGGCCAGCACCGCATTGGCCGCAGGCGACTTGCGCTGGCCGCGCGGCGCCTTCGTCAGTGCAGCCGCTACCTCGATCAGCCGGATCAGCGCATAGGGCGACTTGATCCCCAGCTTCTCGGCGCGGGTGCGGAAGGATTCGAACAGGTCGCCCCGCTCGTCGATCCGGGCGGCCAGCGTCCGATACAGCTGCGGGTCTGTGGTCGCCTCGATGATCATCGGCCCGAGCTGGCGGTAGCGGCCAACCTTCCAGCGCATCTCTTCGACGGTCTGGTCCAGGTCGGGATCGATCTCGGCCAGCGTGACGGGGCCGGGGCGGCGGGCGGTTCCGGCGGTCATGCGACCTCCTCGCGAGCGAACTGGCGTTCCCACTCGACCCGGCCCGGCCAGGCGTTCCAATATTCGTTAGCCAGCGCCTCGGCAGAGCCGCCCGGCAGCGTCATCTCGAATTCCGACCAGCCGATCACATCGGTCTGATGCTGGTGACAGCCCATCGACAGTGGCACGCAATATCGGTCGCTGACCTTGGAGCTCAGCCCCTTGGCGTCAGCGGTCCCCTTCCCCGCATGATCGACATGCGCGGCTTGGATAGGGCCCGAGCAGCACGGGTTACGACCCTGACACGCGCACGGCAGCTTGCGCAGCCAACGGCGGAACTCGTCGGCACACTTCCATGCCGGGCGACCGGCGCGGCCCGGCTTCCGGGTCTGGAACGCCGATCGCGGCAGGCGGGCGGCGCGCATCACGACGTCACCCGACGGGCGAAGGTAAACCCGGCAGAGAAACCGAGCCACCACACCGCGATCGAATAGCCACGATGGTCGATCGGTCCGTTCGGGCCTTCGACCTCTGTCAACGCCGCGAAGATGCGAACACGGGGGAAAAGCTGGCCGCGCATCAGCCGCGCGCCATCAGGTGAAGCATGTCGACCTGCTGGCCGACCGGCATCATGTCATAGCGAGTGACGCGACGGCGCATGATGCGCTCGACACGGCGGGTCAGCGGGTTGCTGTGCCCTGCCCGCGCCTTCGCGGCCCACAGCTGGCACATGGCGCTCATCGCGCCAAAGCCCTCGGCATCCGCTCGGCGACCGCGACGCTCGTAATGAGCTGCGACAGCTTCGTGCACTTCGACCGGCGGTTTCGGGTTCGACTCACTGGGAGCCATAGCGATCTCCTCGACCGCTTCGCTCGCATCAGGCGGCGATCAGCGGTGAGGGCATAACACCATAATGGTGCTGACGTGTCAACACCGAATTGGTGTTATTCTTCTGGCGGTATCCAATCCGGCTGGAAGCCATAGTCCGAATCGACGGCGTCCCAATCCGGTGCCTGCGCCTCAGCGACGACCGGCGGCAACACTGGCTGCTCGCCGTTGAACGCGACACGCACCCACCCGACCTTGGCCTCGAGCGCCTGGAATATAGCGATGGTGGTATGGCCCTGGCGCCAATAGGTGTTGATCAGCACGGCGCGCTCTGAGGGGAGATAGCCTAGCTGAACACCACGGCATGAATAGACGGCGATGGCGTGCTCGTCGTACTTGTTATCGGGTTCCGGGCGGAGCTCTACCGGCTCGCCCTCGCGGCAGATTGCGAGTTCGAAACGTCGATCCGGACCTCGTTTATTTGGATAGTCGATGCCTACAATAGCGAGAGATAGAGCTCGCATCAGGCCGCGAGAAGCTCGCCCCTCTGTATCGCACCAATTTCGACCTGCTTCCCGCCCAGCGCTAGCATGTTCAGCGAGCCAGACGACCACTCGTCGGCCGGATCGAAGACGAAGATCGGAACCACATTGCTCTCGCCCGAAGCCGTAGCGTCCAGCCCCTTTACGATAGCCGATGAGATCGAGGACTGCTCAGGATTCACCGACTGCAGCAAGATAGTTTTGCCATGGTCCTCGAACCCAAAATCGAATTTATGCTGCCGGTGTTTACCTGCAAACGTGAAATTTGCATGCCCGTGGGGAAAGCGAGCGCGCATTGCATCTTGCAGCTTGCGATCAAGTGGGACGTTCCCTGAAACCTTGCCGTGAGCTAGCATGAAGGAAGCCGCCCGGAACGAGGCGTCAGCTGTAAGACAGATGGCATCATGAGCTTTTTCGACCGGGAAGCGATCACGGTAGATCACTCCCGCATCCGACACCTTAAACCCGACTTCGGAGAGCATGGCGCGAACGCCCCTCAAGCTGCGGATATCGACCGCGTGCCGCGACAGCTCGTCAAATGCGCCACCGCCATCATGCGCCATGAGGTGGTCAGTTTTGGCCTGCAGGTGAATGTGGATCAGCGCCCCGGAAGGCATCAGAGTGTCGGCTAAAACCTGGCACGTGTTTCCGTCCACGGAAAAGCCGCGGCCATCGCATATGATCGATTTTACGAGTTGCCAGTCCATCACAAAAGCCCTTGCCCGTGCGGCCACGCCATTGGGCACCATGGGGGTATAGATATATTGGTTCTGGTTAAGAACCAAGCAAACGCATCGTCACGAGACCGAATTTCAGGTGGCACCAATTCCGCTTTCGCAAGCTGTTTGGGGATCGCTTTTCCCGGTCTGCGATTCGCTTCCCAGCTATGGAAATGCGCCTCATTTATGATATCCCCGGTCGCTCGGTCCCGATGGCCGGTGGTCATGCAAAGTCGGCAAACAACCTTGCCACCAGGTGCGAGCAAGAGAACCATAAGATAGGCGGGATCGGTCAACTTCACGGTGATTTCGAGGGACATCATCCCTACCGAACCATTCAACGCGACCGGCAGGCTGCAACGTCGTTCTCCGGCCCTATTGCCCTCCCTCCATTCTGGAGAGGCTGGTAGCGTCAAATCGCCACTGGCTAGATATGCGTCGACCTGCTCCGTGATCACTCTATAGATCCCTCGCGAACCGGATCACTCGCCCCCAAATTACGACATCGTTAGCGTCGACTTCATAGGCATCGATCGTCTTGTTATCGGAGATGACGAGCACCTTCGAACCACCAGCGACGGGCCGCAGACGCTTGATCGCGGCGCCACCGTTGATGGAGGCTGCATAGATCCGGTCGGCATGCAGCAGCTGGTTCTGCGTCGTGTCGATCCAGACCAAATCGTTCGGCAGCAGAGTGGGTAGCATGCTGTCCCCTGCCCCGGCGGCCAGCCGCAACCGATGCGGCGGCGTCCGCGTGAACGACCGGAGATAGCCCAGGTCGAACGCTATAGGCTCTTCCTCGACATAGTCGTCGACGGTCGCACCCGGCCCCATTGGCAAGGAGAGGTCTAAGCGCGCGATCTCGACAACCTCGCCGCCATCCACCGATCTAACGGGGGGTTGCTCAGGAAGGACCAGCGATACGCCCTCGGAGATTATGTCAGCGGGGGTCACACTGAAGGCATGGGCGGCCTTGTCGATCCACTCTTGGCTGAGCTTGCGCTGCCCCTTCTCCAGGCGCTCAACCTGCTGAGGGCTGGTGCCCATACGCTTGGCGAGTTCTGGGCGAGCCCAACCCCTAGCCTCTCGCAGCTTCTCGATGTTGTTCACGCTTGCCACGCCTCGTTGTGCACCAATCTGGTGTGGAGCGGCCATCCTCCATTTTGGTGTTGACAGCCAAGGCTCAATAACACCATATTGGTGCTGCAAGGAGTTCACGGGATGACGCTGAAGGAATGGCTGGACCGGGAAGCGATTAGCGTTCCCCAGTTCGCGACGCGAATTGGCCGCAGCGCCGAAGCTGTCCGGCGGTATGTCAGCGGCGAACGGATTCCCGACAAAGACACGATGCCGCTGATCGCAGAAGCCACCCAGCGGAACGTTACGCCGAACGACTTCTTCGACCTTCCGCCCCTTAGGCGGCGGCGTACCACCCCGACGCAGGTTGCAGCGTGATGCCCTGCGCCGACATTCACTTTCTCTCCCTGGCGGCTGACCTCCCCAAGACGGTCAGCCCCTCCCTCACCGGCGACGTGGTTCTCCCGCCCGTCGCCGGTGATTTTGTCGACCAGCGCGCGGGCGACCGCGATGCGGACGGCGCGGGGTGCGGTGGAAAGGGTTTCACTGTTCATAACGGAGGCGATACCAATGCCGTTCAGTAACGGGTTGGGCAGCTGCATCCGGCTGACCCAAAGTTCGTACCGCGATGCGGTGTCCGAGACGGTCCGCGACCTTCAGGAGGGCGGCACCGATCAGGAAATGGCCGATGTCTGGGGCGTCAGCGCCTCGACCGTGGGCAATGTCCGCAACCGGTCGAACGACCTTTCGGCGATCAACCTTTTGAAGATCGGCAAGGCGTTCGGCCCAGGCTCGCTCGATACCGTGCTGGCGCTGATCGGCGCGCGCGCCGTCGCGCGGGATGCGGTGACCGTCGATGTCGCGCGCGTCCCCTGCGACGTGGCGAAGACGCTGCCCATGCTGATCGAGCTTCTGTCCGATGGCGATTGCTGCGCGGCTGACGTGCGCGCGCTCGACCAAGCGGGCGCCATCGATTGCCTGATCAAGGTCGCGGACATGCTGCGGGACGCCCGCGACAACCTGCGGCTGAAAGCCATCTGACGAGGACCAACCGGCCGGTCTGACCCGGCTCTGGAGTGACGACAATGACGATTGCCAATGACGACGCGGGAGCGGCCTGGGCCGTTTTCGCGAACGAAAAGCTGCGTCTTCTCCCCGTGCCCGTTCAGGGTCTGAAGGGCTGGAATGCGCGTATCGCTCGCAAGGCGGCAGCGTAATGGCGGACCACATCGACATGGCGAACGACCTCGCCGCCGCAGAGACCGCGCGTCACATCGCTGCCGCCCGTCAGCCGATCCCGGTCGGCGAGGCTGGCGACTGCGATCAGTGCGGGGACTATTTCGAGCGTCTGGTGAAGGACCACGGGGGCTGGCGCTGCGGCTATTGCCGTGACGGTCGGCGGAGTGCGCGCTGATGGCGCGCCTCACCCCCGCGACGCGCGCCCTCGCGGAGGCGCTTGTCCAACACCACTCAGCCAATGCCACGTTGGCAATGATGCGGAGAAGCCTGTCCGGCCAAGCGCCGAGCCTCTCCTACATAAAGCGCCTTCGCAAGAAGTGGGTTGGGGTCGATCAAGCTCCCACACCCGCTGCGCCGCCTGCCCCGCCCCTGGCTGCGAAGATTGCGGCCCCACAGCTCAGCAAGCCGCCCCGCGCGCCGCTCACCTTCGACCAGCAGCTGGCCCGCGTGACCGCAGGGGCCAGGCTCGTTGCGGTTCCGCAGTTCCGCAAACCGGACCCCGATTTCACCCTGGGCGGCGTCGCCAGCGCCAGCCTCTGACAGGAGAACGATCATGGCAGATGATATCGACAGCACCGGCAACGTGACCGCCGAGGAATTGCGCCTCCTGATCGAGCGCGCCGAGCGCCTGGAGGAAGAGAAGAAGGGCATCAGCGACGACATCAAGGATGTGTTCGCCGAGGCGAAGGCGCGCGGGTACGACCCGAAGGCGATCCGCAAGCTGCTCCAGATCCGCAAGATGAAGCGCGAGGAGTTCCAGGAAGGCGAAGCGATCCTGGAGGTCTACATGAAGGCCTTGGGGATGATCTGATGCTCGGGTCGCTGCTCTCCATCTTCCGCCAGGCTCCCGTTGACCGCCTCGCCCCGCTGCGCGCCGACCTCGACGCGGCGCTGGTGGAACGTCGGATGCAGCGGCCCACCTCCCCCCGCTTGGAGACGCGTCGGTTCGAACTGGCGCGTCCCAAGGTCGAAGAACTGCGGCGCTCGCTCGCCGATCAGCAACAGGGGCACCAGCCCGCGTGAGCAATCACCTCATCTCGACGGCATACAAACGCGACCTGCGGACACCCATGCGCAAGTCCGTCATGGCGCTGCTCGCCGACAAGGCCAGTGACGACGGCTCGGGCATCTATGCTTCTAAGCAGACCATGGCGGACGAGCTGTGCTGTTCGAAGCAGGCTATCCTGAACACCATCGACGCCTTCCTCGCAGAGGGGCTGCTGATCGCCATCGGACGTCGCGGGAACGCTAATGGCTACACCGTCGAGTACGGCATCGTCGTCTCTGCTCTGGAGGCGCTTCCCCTAGTGAAGTGCCACGCGGACCGAGCCGCCCGCCAGTCAACGAGGTCGACCGGTCAATCTAATAGACCGGTACACGAGAATGACCGGTCAACCTCTCAGGCCGCACCAGTCAACCACGTTGACCCAAACCCTTCTGAACCATTCTCTTCGGAGGCTTCGCCTCCTTCGAGGAAGCGCGCCCGCAAGTCGGACGATGCTCGGTATCACCGTTTGCCTGCTGACTGGAAACCGGTCCGCTTCGCTGACGACACCGTGGCTCGGGAGATCGTCGACCGCCGTGGCCGCGACTGGGCCCGGGCCGCGCTCGAATCCTTCCGCCTCTGGGCCGCCAACGCCGACGACCGCCGCGGCATCGGCCGGAAGGTCGACTGGCAAGCCGCATGGGCAGGATGGATTATCAGACAGGACAAGCAGGATGGAAATCGGAACGAAATTCGGCGCGATAATCGATCAGTTGCAGCAACCGGTGACGGGTTCACCGCAGCGCTTCGCGCAGCCCGTGATCGCCAAACCGACCTCCGACGCCCAGTGCAACGCCCTGCGCCGGTGGGCGGAGAGCTGCCCGCCCTCACCTCCCGTTTCGGCAACGGAGGATGACCTGATCTACTACATCGAGATCATGGCCTCGGTGCTCCCGTCGAAGAACGTCGACATGGAAGCGGGCGCACGCCGCGTCGTGGCCTATGCTGCGCTGCTCGGCACCTACAGCGCCGACGCCCTGGCATTCATGGCGACCGAAGCCTGCCGCCGCCTACGGTGGTTCCCGACGCCGCGCGACTGCCTCGACATCCTCGCCGAGTACCGCCCGCCGGTGTCGGATCAGGAGACCGCCCTGCGCCTGTGCCAGGATTACACGACCGAGCAGTTCGACAGGTGGTTCGCCAATGTCAGCGCAGGCCAGCCTATCGGCGACGTTCCCGAGCAGTGGCAGCGGATCGCAGTCGAGCGCGGTGTCCTGCGGCGGCTACCCGGCGGCACCATCGTGATCCGGTCGAAATATCACGGGCCGTTCAAGCCCTACCGCGCGGCGGAGGCCAAGGCAGCATGACCTATGAGGTGCTTCACGGCGACTGCCGCGCGCTGATGGCGGATATGGAAGGTTGCAGCGTCGACTCGGTCGTCACTGACCCGCCGTACGAGCTGGGCTTCATGGGCCGGGAGTGGGACAGCACCGGCGTGGCCTATGACGTGGCGACCTGGGCGGAGGCGCTGCGCGTGCTCAAGCCCGGCGGCTGGCTGGTCGCATTTGGCGGATCGCGCACCTATCACCGCATGGCGTGCGCGATCGAGGATGCCGGTTTCGAGATCCGCGACCAGATCATGTGGATTTACGGGTCGGGCTTCCCGAAGGGCGGCAATCGTGACGGCAAAGGGACGTGCCTGAAACCGGCGCATGAGCCGATCGTGCTGGCGCGGAAACCGCTCATCGGGAGTGTGGCACGAAATGAGGCCGCGTTCGGTACTGGTGCGCTGAGCATTGACGCTTGTCGGGTGAATCCTGGGGAGATGACGAAAACAGGCGGCCGGTCGCGCCGTGGGAACGTCTATGCTGACTATGAGGCAGATGGTCCGTTCGTTGCGCACGATCGCGGCCGCTGGCCAGCGAACGTCCTGCATGACGGCAGCGATGATGTGGTTGCAGGATTTCCAATCACCGAGTCCCGCGACGGCGTCGATAAGGGCATCAAAGCTCAGGTCAACGTCTATGGGGCCTGGCGTAGCGAGAGAGTCGGCAAGTCGCCTCAACGGCGCGACGCCGGAACGGCCGCGCGCTTCTTCTATTGCGCGAAGGCCAGCAAGTCGGACCGCGACGAGGGGCTTAGTGCCTTCGCGCCCCAAGCCTTCGTCCAGTTCCAGACCGGAAATGGTGAGAGCGGCAAGGCTAGCAGCCTGAGCGATGGCCGAGAGACTCAGTATCGCAACACCCATCCGACCGTGAAGCCCGAGGCGCTGATGCGCTGGCTGGTGCGGCTAATCACGCCACCTGGCGGGCTGGTGCTCGACCCCTTCACCGGCAGCGGATCGACCGGCAAGGCGGCGGTGCTCGAGGGTTTCGACTTCGTGGGTTGCGAACTGACGCCTGAGTATCTGCCGATCGCCAATGCGCGCATCGCCGCTGCCGTGGTGCGGGCGGAGCAGGCCCAGGCAGCCGCACCGCAATACGACATGTTCGACGGGGCGGCAGCGTGACGTGCCGCGCAATACGGGCACCCCGCCACCGTTTGAAACGGTCGACATATGCTTCCGTAACGGTGTCGTCGTGCGGGGCATTTCGCCGAAGCGGTACCGGTGGACGCTGGCCGACAGGGCTTATCCACCATCCTACGACTTCGACATCATCGACTGGCAGCTGACCGCAAAGGGGTGAGCGATCCACGGTGTTTATGGTATGTTCTCAACAGATTGGCAGGGCGGATTTATGGGGCGGCAGATGAATAGCGCGGCGTTTCGGGCATCGGTGGCGGCGGCTGTGCTGGCGGGCAAGCCTGCCCCGGTGCGCAAGCTCCCCAAGCCGGTCAGCAAGCCCGCGCGACGGCCGGTACAGGAGCATGTCGACGCCACGCCCGAGCGGATCGCGCGGGCCAGCGATGACGATGGCGTTCGGCACGACCGCGTCGTTGATGCGATGATCGATAAGGCGGGCGAGCGGGCCAAGCTGACGCGCAAGTTCGCCGACAGCTGGATCGACCGCATGCTGGTGCGCAAGCAGCTGACCTATCCCCAGTGGTTCGCGTGCGACTGGTACGCCACCCTTCATACTGCGGCCCACAGCGCAGCGCGAGTGGTCGCTGACTATGGCGAGGGTTGCGGCGGGGCTGGCCGGGAGAACTATGGCCAGCCCCTCTCGGCTCGGCAATGGGATGCGCGCCGCCGCCTGCGCGATGCCCGCGCCGCGATCCCGACCAACATGCTCGCGCTGTTCGACCAGGTCGTGATCGAGGACTCCATGCCGTCGTTCACCAATGGCAGGCAGCGTGCGCGCTTCGCCGAGCACATCGCAACCGCTGCCCAGAAACTGGCCACGGCCATCAACGCACCAGGCGCTTGACGACACAGCCCATTTCATCCATACCAATCCATAGATGTGAGAGCCGCGCCCGAACGGGTTAGCGGCTCTCGCTGTATGTGGCCGAGCAGGCTCATTACCCAGCCATAGCTTAAGATCAGCCTTCCGAGGTTTCGCCCAGCAATTCCGCGAGCTTCTGCTCGTCGCTCTTATCCTCGGCCGTCGTGCTGACGGTACGCGAGCGCGATGGATCGGTCTTGCCGATCGGACCGCCAACCGGCGCGGTGCAGCCCTGATCGCGGGCGTCGTCGTCGGCCAGTTCACGCTGACAGTATCGCTGGGCCGACACAGGGGCGCTCGCTGCACCAAGCAGCATGGCGCCGGTAACGGCTGCGAGAACGGCACGCTTATTGATAGCCATTATACTCTCCCGATTCGCTGGGGATGCCAGCGGAGGGAGTGTGACAGGCTGTCGTCGGGGCGCAAGCTGTTGGAAGGCTGGCAATCTTTCGACATGAGGTGCGGTGCATACCGGCCCCCCTTTGGGTCCTTCCCGGCCCTTTCCCAATACGGGGGGCAAAGGCGCAGAACAGCGCTAGGCACGAAATCCTCTATGGTGCCGCCGCCTTGACATAGTTTTTGGCAGTTTCCTGCGGGTTTCTGAATGGTGGAGGCGGCATTTTGTCGATTGACGCTGTCACCCTCACCCGAGCCGATGTTGCGTGGCTGGTCGGCATGTCCGACAGCTGGGTTCGCGATCGGATGCAGGCAGGGGACCTTCCCCGCCCCGGCACCACCGCCGAGGAATATGTCGAGGCGTTCGTCGCGTACCGCGTCCGCAAATTCGAGCAGGCCGATGAAGACGGCACGTTGAACAAAGAGCAAGAGCAGGCCCGCCTCGCCAAGGAACAGGCGGATGCCAAGGCCATGGACAACGCCGAGCGCCGCCGCGAGCTAGCCTCGCTGCCAGACATGGTCGCCGCCGGGGCGGGCGTGATCGTCATGATCGTCGCCCAGCTCCAGCAGGTCGGCGCGCGCGTCGCCAAGGGTGACACCAAGCTGCGGGCCCGCATTGATAGCGAGATCAACAACGTCCTCACCGACCTGAGCATGACGCGGATTGAAGAGGCGCGCGGCGGGGGCTTTGATGATGGCGAGCCCGAAGAAGACGGAGGCGGCTGAGCCGTACCGCGCCCCCGGCCAGCACGGCGTTGCCCTTGCAGCCGGGTGGCTCGCGGCGTGTCAGCCGCGCGAGCGCCCGCCCCTATCGAAGTTCATGGTCGACCATGCCCGCTCCGACGACGGCGCGCGTATCCGACCATTCCCGTTCCAGGCGGATATCGCCGACGCGTTCACCGATCCGGAGACAGCCCAGCTATCCGTCCGGAAGAGCAGCCGCATCGGCTATTCGACCATCCTACAGTGCTTCGTCGCCTGGCGGATCAAGTTCGATCCGGCCCGCACGCTGATCTACCAGCCGACCATTGACGACGCCGAGAAGTTCAGCCGCGACGACCTCGACCCCGTGCTGCAATGGCCGATCGTACGGTCAGTCGCGACGTTCAAGCCCCGGCACGCCGACAACCAGATCCGGGCGAAGCGGTACAAAGGCGGCTGGATTCAGATCAAGGGCGCCAACAGCCCTAAGGAGTTCCGCCGCGTCACCGCCGACGACGTCTTCCTGGAGGAGTGCGACGGTTACCCCTGGGCCTCGAAGGAAGAAGGCGACCCCGCTCGCCTGGCCTTCAAGCGCAATCTGACCTCTCCGCGCCGTTTCAGCGCGGCGGGCTCCACACCGAAGGTGAAGGGCTTTAGCCGGATCGACCAGCTGTTCGAGCAGGGCAGCCAGGAGTTTCGATACGTCCCCTGCCCCAAGTGCGGGCACATGCAGACGCTGGTGTTCGGCGACGGCACCGGCCCCGGCATTCACTGGGCACCAAAGGAGAATCCGACCCGCGCCTGGTATCAGTGCGAAGAAGGGTGTGAGATCGACGAGGCCGAGAAGCCTTGGATGGACGAGAACGGTGAGTGGCGTGCCCATAATCCGGCACAGTTCCCTCGGCATCGTTCCTTCCATGTCTGGGCCGCGTACAGCCAGCACCCCGGCGCCGCCTGGCTGGAGATCGCGCGCGAGTTCATCGAAGTCCGCAAGGACCCGAACCTGCTCCGCACGTTCGTCAATCAGGTGCTCGGCGAGGCATGGGCGGAGCGCGGTGAGGCCCCGGAGTGGCAGCGCCTGTACGATCGCCGGGAGAAGGCGATGCGTTTGAAGACGCCGCCCGCCTGGGCGGGATTGCTGGTCGGCGCAGCTGACGTACAGCGCGGCGGCGGCGGCCGTATCGAGCTGGACATCTGGGCGTTCGGGCCGAACCGGCAACGTGCCCTTGTCGAGCATATCGAGATCGATGGCGCCGCCTCGGACCAAGCCACGTGGACCAAGCTCGACAAGCAGATCGGTCGCGAATGGCGGTCCGAGGACGGTCGCCGGATGAAGCTGGCTAGGGTCGGCATCGACTCCGGCGACGGCGAGTCGACCATGGAGGTGTATAACTGGGCTCGCCGGCATCCCGGCTTCGTGATGGCGCTAAAGGGGCGTGATACCCTCGCCGCCTCGCAAGCCATTGCCGGCCCTACCTGGGTCGACGTCACAATCCGGGGCAGAAAGGTAAAGCGGGGCGTCCGGCTATGGACCGTGGGCACGTCGATGCTGAAGCTGGAGCTTTACGGTCAGCTGGCGCTCGAGAAGCCGGTCGACGGTGAGGCCTATCCAAACGGGTATGTCTACCTGCCTGACGGCACGCCGGACGAATGGATCAAGCAGCTGGTCGCCGAAGAGTTGCGGATGACCCGGCTACGCAACGGCGGTTTCCGTCGCGAATGGCACAAGACGAGGGACCGCAACGAGGCACTCGACATGGCGGTCTATGCCCGGTCGATCACCTATGCACTCGGCATTGATCGCTGGACCGATCGGCACTGGGCCAAGGTCAAAGGCGAATTTGACGTCCCCAAGGAACCTCCGCCCGCGCCGCCCAAGCCGGAGCCGCCCAAGACCGGATCGCAGATACGCAAGATGGCTGCGGCCAAGGCCGCGCCGGTCAGCCGGAAACCAATACCGGCCCGAAAGCCGAACCCCTTTACGACACGGAGGCGCTAATGGCGTTCCAACAGTCCGACCTCGACAAGCTCGACGTCGCAATCCTGTCCGGCGTTCGCTCGGTCACCTTCGCCGATGGGCGGAAGACCGAGTTTCACTCGCTGAACGAGATGCGGGCGCTGCGCGCTGACGTGAAAGCCGAGCTATCGGCGGCGGCATCGCAGACCCAGCCGGTGCGCCGCACCACTGTTGGCCGGATGCGCCGCCGATGAACCTGTTCGAGCACTCAATTGCCGCGATCGCACCGCGATACGCCGCCAAGCGGGCGCTCGCACGAGTGCAGCTCGGTCAGGTGCGCCGCGTCGAAGGCACCATGAAGCGCCTGCGCGAGGATAATCCATCGTTCGGCGTCAACACCGGCGATCCGAACGACGCCCGGCCCGCGCGCATCGTCGATCGCGCTGCCGTCCTGCGGCTCGCCTATCAGAACCCTTATGGTCGCAAGGCCATACGGGCTTTGCTCAATGGTACGATCGGCTGGGGCATCACCGGCGCGCCGAAGGCCCCCAGGGCTGTCCAGAACCTATGGACTCAGTGGACGAAGGTCAGCGATTTCCGAGGCCGCCTGAACTTCTACGGGCAGCAGGCCCTCGCCACCCGCACGATGTTCCGTGAGGGTGACGCCTTCATCGTCCGCCGCTTGGTCAGGAACGCCTCGGTTATGCCGCTGCGCATCGATGTCCTCGATGGTGGCATGCTGGATACCAGCAAGGTCGGCGACGATATCGAGGACGGTATCGAATACGACGCCGACGGCAACGTGACCGGCTATTGGTTTCTGCCGGCGCGGGCCGACTATCGCCGTAGCCGCCCCTCAGTGCGTATTCCGGCGGCCGACGTCATCCACCTGTATGAGCAGGAAGAGGCGGGCCAGAAGCGTGGCCGCTCGGTGTTCGAGCCGGTCATGAAAAAGCTGGGCGACATCGACGATGCGCTCGACGCTGACCTGGTTCGCCGCAAGATCGAATCTTGCTTCGTCGGTTTCCGCCGGATCAATCCCGATTGGGTCGATCAGCCATTCGGCGAAATTCAATCGCGCGGCGACGATCTGCCACCGGTCGAGTTCTTTGAGCCGGGCACGATGACCACGCTTGCACCGGGGGAGGATGTCCAGTTCGCTGATCCGAAGCCCGCTGGCGGGCTGGGCGATGCGGTGAAGATCAACCTGCTCGCCACGGCAGCTGGTGTCGGTGCGACCTATGAGCACGTCACGGGCGACCTCTCGAACGTCAACTTCTCGAGCTACCGCGCCGGCGCCCTGGAATTCGACGCCACCAACGAAGAGCGCCAGTTCAACACCATCATCCCGGTGTTCCTCGACCGAGTGTGGGAGTGGTTCTGTCAGGCGGCCTATGAGTTCGGCAAGAGCCGCGCGCCCTCCTACGAGATGCGCTGGACCCCGCCCCCGCGTAAGTCGATCGACCGAAAAGGCGATGCCGAAGCCGACATCCTGGAGATGCAGGCAGGGCTCGAAAATCGCCGCAGCCTGCTCAACTCGCGCGGTATCGACCACGACACCTTCATGGCTGAGACCCAGGCGGACCTGAAAAACCAGCAGGATCAGGGCCTCTATTACAAGGGCGACCCCTTCACTGCCGCCCAGGCCGCAGCCGGCAAGACCGACAGCGCAGCGCAAGGAAATAGCTGATGACCGCACCCGCCCCGGCGACGGACACCCGCGCCGTCAACGCGCCGACCATGTTACGAGCGGCCGACGTCCGTCCCGCTTCGTATCAGGAGGAAGACAACTCCATCGAGGTGGTCTGGTCGATCGGCGCGGCGGGCCTTCGTTTCGACTGGCTTGATGGTGGCTATTATACAGAAGAGTTGAGCATGGACCCCGGCGCGGTCCGCCTCGGCCGCCTCAACGCCGGCGCCTGTCTTCTCGACAGCCATAGCACCTACAGCCTGTCGAGCGTGCTTGGCTCGGTCGTGCCGGGCAGCGTGCGGATCGAGAATGGCGAAGGTCTGTGCCGGGTCCGTCTCGCTCGCACGCCTGATGTGGCGGACACTGTTGCCAAGATCATCGACGGCCACATTCGGTCGCTCAGTGTCTCCTACAACGTCTTCGAGTTCCAGCGCACCGAGCGTGAGGGCGAATATCCCCACATGCTCGCCACCGACTGGGAGCCTGTCGAGCTCTCGTTCGTGACGGTGCCATTCGATGCCGCGGCGCAAGTGCGTCAGCGGAGTGCCGCGCAGGGCGGCGATCACCCCTGCACCATCCGCGGCGCCGCCGCTCCCAACCCGGAGAATGAAATGCCCGATCTCGTGATCGAGCCGGCGGCTGATCCCGCGCCGGCCAACCCGCCCATCGTCACGCCGACGCGGGCGCCCGCCGTGGAGACCCGTTCCGCGCCGGTCATCACCGCCACTCGCATCTTCGAACGCTGCGGTCGCGCGCCCGAGCTGGGCGACACCTTCGCCCGTGAACTGATCGAGCGCAACGAGACCACGCCGCTGAGCGAGGTGGACTTCGAGCGTGCGATCAGCGACCGGCTCATCGAAAGCCGCGCTCTGCCGACCATCGACGTTCGTGCCGGCCGGACCGGCACCGAGAGCGAGGGCTATCGCCGCGCAATCGAGGCCGCCGTCGTGCTCCGCGCCGATCCGTCGGCACAGGTGCCCGAGGCGGATGCCCTCGCCGCACGCGAATTCCGCGGGATGAGCATGATGGAGATGGCGCGCGACTATTGCCAGCGCACCGGCATTGGCGTGTTCGGCGGCAACAAGCTGGAGATCGCCGGTGCGGCGCTTGGCCTGCGCTATGGCGCCCATACCACCAGCGACTTCGCCAACGCCCTGTCGAACGCGGCGGGCAAGCGCGTCCGCGCCGCGTATGATGCCGCCCCGCAAACCTTCGGCCCGATCGTCTCGCGCGGAACGCTGCCGGACTTCAAGGACACCAACATCATCGGCCTGGGCGACGCCCCCTCGCTGCTGCTGGTCCGCGAAAACGCCGAATTCACCTACGGTGCGATGTCCGACACCGGCATGACCTACCGGTTGCAGACCTATGGCCGCATCATCGCGATCACCCGCCAGGCCGTCATCAACGACGACAAGCGCCTGTTCTCGCGCATCCCGACCCAGTTTGGCTTCAAGGCGCGCGACCTGGAAAGCGATCTCGTCTGGGGGCTGATCATCAGCAACCCGACGATGGCCGACGGATTTGCGCTGTTCTCGACGCAGCATGGCAATCTCGGCGGGGCGGCACCGATCACCGTCGCATCGGTGACCATCGGCCGCACCTCGATGGCGCAGCAGAAGTCGGCCGACGGCGGCTTCATCACCGTCCGCCCGGCATACCTAGTCGTCGGACCGGCGAAGCAGACCGAAGCCGAGCAGTTCCTGACCGTCGTTGCCGCAACGCAGACCGCGAACGTGAACCCGTTCGTGGGCAAGCTGCAGCTGATCGTCGAGCCGCGCATCACCGACAACAGCTGGTATTTGGTCGCCGACCCGAGCGCAATCGACACCATCGAGCTGTCGCACCTCGAGGGCCAGGAAGGCGTCTTCATCGAAACGCAGGCCGGTTTCGATGTCGACGGCATCAAGACCAAGGCCCGCCTCGACGTCGGCGCAGCCACGATCGACTTCCGCGGTTTCTACCGCAACCCCGGCCAGTAAGCCGACCCGAGAAAGGACGATACGATGAAGATCGTGAACCTGATCGGCCCGGCGGTCATCGCCGGCGCCGTCCGCTACCCCATCGAGGGTCCGCTGACCGTCACCGATAAAGAGGCGGATCAGCTGAAGGATTCGGGGCGCCTTGATGGCGAGCCCGAAGACCTGCCCGAGGATGCCGAGATGCATGAAGACGATGGCCTCGACACCCTGAAGGCGGAGGAATTGAAAGCCCTCGCTGCGGAGGAGGGCATCGACCTCGGCGGCGCGACCACCAAGGCGGCAATGGCGACCGCGATCCGGGAAGCCCGCTCGGCCTAACCCCCAACCGTCCCGCCCCGGCACCCCCGGGGTCGGACAGGGAGATTCAGCATGAAGAACTATGTGCAGAAGGGTCAGAACCTCACTCTGACCGCCCCGCGCCCGCTGAACAGCGGCGACGGGTTCCTCGTCGGCGCGATCTTCGCTGTTGCCTCGGCATCGGCGTCTCAGGGCGCACCGGTCGTCGGCGTCACCGAGGAGGTGTTCTCGCTGCCCAAGGCAGCCGGTGCGATCACCCAGGGACAGCGCGTGTATTGGGACAATACGGCGTTCAATCTGACCACCACGGCGACCAACAATACTCTGGTCGGGGCCGCCGTACAGAACGCCGCCAGTGGCGATGCCACCGTGGCGGTAAAGCTGACCGGCCAGATCGCCGCGTAACCAATGGACCCGTTCGTCGCAGCGCTGGATGCGCAATTCCACGCACCCGGCTCTGCGGCGGCGGTCTATGATGACGGGGTTCGGTCGTGACCCATTGGGACGCCGCCATGGCAGCAATTGACGCGGCGTTCGTCGATCCTGAACCTCTGATCTATCTGGTCGCGGGTGCGCCCGCGCCACTTGTGCCGTTTCACGCCATCCGAACGGACGGCGAGGCAGCATTCGGCGGAGGGGTGTCCTCCCCCCGCACGTCGTACGAAATCAATCCGAATTATGTCGCGCAGCCGAAGCGCGGCGACAGTTTCACGCACCGCGCCCGGCGCTGGAAGGTGGAGGAGGCCAACTGGCTTCCCGCCGTCAATCGGTGGGATGTGCGCGTGTCGGACGTGGGCCCGTCGGTCTGACCATGTTCGGATTCAACACCGAGGGTTTCCGCGATCTTGACCGTCAGCTGGAACGGCTCGAGCGCACCATGGACGAAGACCGGCTTCGCTCCGCGCTCCGCCAAGGTGCCCAGCCGATCGTTGATGAAGCCAAACGTCTGGTCCACGTCGACACCGGCCGGCTGCGCGACAGCATCATGGCCGTCGATGACCGCGATGGTCGCCTGTACGGCAAACTGAACGGCGCGGATGGCGTGTCGGTCTATGTCGGGCCGGTCGGGTCCGATGAGGACGGCGACGTCTATTATGCCAAGTTTCAGGAATTCGGCACCGTCATCATGCGCGCCAATCCCTTCATGCGCCCGGCCATCGCCGCCAAGCGGTCCGAGGCCGAAGCGTTGGTGCAATCGATCCTGACGCAAGCTGCTTTGGAGATCCTGCGATGACGCTGGAAGACGCCATCGAGGCACGGCTGCTGGCCTCTGGCGATCTGACCGCGCGCGTCGCTGACCGGGTCGGCTGGACGCGCCGCCTCGCTGGCATCCCAGCGATCACGCTGCAGGTCATCTCTGATCCCCGCCCGCAGCACTTCAAGGGCTTTCAGCCGACCCGGCCCACAATGGTCCAGCTCGATGTGTGGAGCGCTGATCCACGGGAAGCCGCAGCGATCCGAGACATTTGCATAAGTGTCCTCACCCCCGCCCAGGCTGTCGGGGACGTCCAGTTTCAGCGTGCGATGATCACCAGCGTCCGCGCGGGCGCAGAGCCTGATCGTGGTGGTGACCGCCAATCCTACGCGGGCGAACTGCACCGCGAAAGCATCGACTTTTCCTTCCTTCACAACGCCTGAAAGGGATAATCATGGACGCCAACGGCAATAGCGAGGCCCAGTCCGGCTGGGGCTCGGGCTTTTTCATGGGGCTGACGGCCTCCACGATGATCGAGATCTCGGAAGTCACCAAAATTCCGTTCGCCGAGGAGAAGGCGGGTACCTTCGAGAAGACGCATTTCAAGTCGCCGAACCGGCGCAAGGAATATGGCGCCGCACTGATCGAGCCGGGCGAGGATACGCTGGAGATCAACTATATCCCCGGCTCGCCCACCGATCTGATGCTAACGGCGGCTCACAACAGCGGCGCACCCTATCTCTATGAGACCTATCTTCCCGCCCCGCAGGGCAAGTGGTGGAAGGTCAGCGGCTATCTGATCGTCCAGTCGCGCGGTCGGTCGGTGCCGATCGACAACGGCATGAAGCAGATGGTCAGCGTGCGCTTTACCGGCGCGTCGTCTGAGGCCAGCGCCGCCACCCAGCGGACCGTCACGGCCGGGTCGGGCTCGTAATGCGCGGCGAAATCGTCTTCGACGTCGGGGAGCAGCGCTATACGCTGTTCCTCGGCAACGCCGCGCAGTGCGCTGTCGAGGAGCAGTATGATCGCGGCTTTTTCGCCGTCGTCGCCGATGCGATGCCCGGTATCGACCCGCAGGTCGCCATGGCGGTCGCGCGGGCGATGCAGACGGGGACAGAACTGCCCCCGGCGCTCGCTGCCAAGGCCCATGAGGGTCTGCGCAGCATCCGACTGAGTGTCCTGCGCGATCTCGCCTGGCATGGCCTGCGTCAGCACCATCCCGATATCACGCTGCCCCAGGTCAGCGCGATTGCCGATGAAATGGGGCGTGACGCGTTCAGCGAGATCATCGGCCGGGCGCTGCGTGCGGCGCAAGGCGAGGCTGAGGAGGCGGGCCCCGCTCCCAGCCCGGGAAAGCCCAAGCCGTCGAAGCCCCGCAAGACCCCCGCCTGAAGACCGAATGGGGCAAGCTGGAACGCCAATGGGCGCGCTTCGGCCTGCCGCCCGAGACATTCTGGACGATCACGCCCGCTATCATGCGGGCAACGATTCTGGGGCGGATCGACGCACGGCGGGACGATTACGAACTCGCCAAATATGCGGGCTGGCGGGCGATCTGGTTCCACCGTCAGGAGCGGCTGGAGCCGTTCGGCAAATATGCCGAGAAAGAGCCTCCCGAAGCCGATGGCGACCGTCAGCGGCCGGAAGAGATGCTCGCGTCTCTGGTCAGCAAGGCAGGCAGCGGCGCGCCGATCAATGTCGAACTGGTCGACAGGCCCCGCACGCGGGGCTGAATTATCGGACATGAGGAGGTGGTGATGGAAGCGATGCTCGCCAATCTCACCTTTGGGATGAACGTGCGCGACGCCGCGTTCAGGTCGGCGCTGGCCACCGATCGCGCCGAATTGCAGCGCACGGAGCGCCAGTTTCGTCAGTCCGGCGACGGCATGTCGGCAGCGATGCAAGACGCCGCCCGCGAGGTCAACCGGGCGGCGCTGGCGATGATCGACAGCCTCTCACGTGCGGCCGATAAGGTGCGCAATGCCGGACTGATCATGACGGCAGCGCTCACCGTGCCGCTCGCGGCGGCGGGGAAGGCCGCCAAGGATACCGCGTCCGATTTTCAGGTCGCGATGAACAAGGTGCAGGCGGCCATGCTTGATGCCTCGCCGGAGCAGCTGACCAAGCTGCGCGATGCGGCTCTGGAGCTGGGCCCGGCTTACGGCAAAAGCGCGATCGAGGCGGCAGGCGCTATCGAGAATCTGGCCAAGAACGGCATGGATGCGGCGTCGATCCTGGGCGGCGGTCTGGCTGGCGCATTGGCGCTTGGTGTTGTCGGTCAGACCAACCTTGGTGACGCGGCCGACGCGACGACCGATATCCTCCAACAGTTCCATATATCCGCAGGACAGCTGCCGACCATCGTCGACAAGGTCAGCGGCGCGCTAGACGCGTCGAAGCTGTCCTTCGATGGCTATAAGGATGCGATCGGCCAGGTTGGCGGCATCGCGGGCGGGCTCGGTTATCAGTTCGAAGACATGAACACCGCCCTGGCGGCTGTTGTCCCGCTGATGACGGGCGGCGCCGATGCCGGTACTTCGTTCAAGACCTTCCTGCTCGCGTTGGTGCCGCAGTCGAAGGACGCAGCCGACGTGATGGACAAGCTGGGCCTGTCGTTCTTCAATGCGAACGGCAGTGCGAAATCGCTGAGCGAGGTCGCGACCCAGCTCAACGAGAAGCTGACCCCACTGACCGACAAGTCGCGGCAAACGGCGCTGACCAAGATGTTCGGCACCGACGGCATGCGCGTCGCGATCGCGCTGATGCAGGCCGGTGCGAAGGGCATTGCCGATGTCCAGGCGCAGATCGACAAGGCGTCCGCCAACCAGAAGATGGCGGTGCTGCTCGATGGCGAGGCGGCGGCAACGCAGCGGGTCGCCAGTGCCTGGGAGAAGCTGAAGATCGTCGTTGGTGAGGCCGGGATCATCCAGGCGTTCACGATGGTCAAAGAGGCCACCGCCTCGGTCCTGTCGGTGCTCGCCAGCGGGCCGCCCTGGTTCTATAAGATCATGGTCGCGGTCGGGCTGTTCACCGCTTCACTGGGGCCGATGACTCTAGCGCTACTGCAGGTGGCAAAGTTCGGCCTCCCCCTGCTGCTGTTGCGCCTTGGACCTGTCGCGCTTGGGATTGCGGCCATCATCAATCCCATGGGCGTCCTGATCCGGCTGCTTGGCCAGCTGGCATTGCAGGCAGGTGTGTCGGCGATGATCGGTCGGCTTGGAACGGCGATGATCGGCTTTGCGGGGCCGATCGGTTTGGTCATCACTGCACTGTCTGTCCTGATCCCCTTGCTCTTCCGCAAGCGGGAAGCATCTGCGGCTGCCCAGGCGGCGGTCGATGCTGCCCGTGAAGCCGATCGCCGGTCGACCCAGACCGCTCTGGAACTCGCGAGCGCGACGGACAAGGCACGGGCTGCCATCCTAGAAAAGGCCAAGGCGGACCGCATCGCCGCGCTGGACGCCGTTGCCAAGGCCAAGGCGGATATGGCGGCAGCGCGCGCAGCCTATGCTCGAGCCAAGGCGGATGCGGATCGCGCCGCGCAACTGGGTCCGACTGACAGCGAGGGCGGCATAGGCGTCGCACAGACCGCCGCCACGACGCGGTTTATGCAGGCGTCCGCCAATTTCCAGGCAAGCATGGATGCACTCAGCGGTCAGGTCCGGTCGCTCGACACGCTGAACAAAGCGATTGGCTCCGCCAGCGCCGGTTCGACCGACCGGGTCGACATGTCGTTCGACGACGAGAAGAAGAAAAAGCAGAAGAAGGGACGCGACGCCGCCCAGGACGAGGCGAACTATCTCGATGAGTTGGGCCGCGCTCGTGTCGCGCTGCTGCGCGCGCAGGCGGACATGACCGAGGACGCGCGCGCCCGCCACCGCGCCGATGTTGCCGCACTGGAAGAGGACCGGGCCGCCTATGGCCGCCAGGTTGAACTCGACAAGGGGCTGACGGACGCCAAGCGGCAGACGCTGCTCGCCAAGCGCGATGAGGCGATGGAGATCGAGCGCGCGGTCATCGACCAAACGCTGTTCCGTGCGGAAACGCAGGAAGCCTATGATCTGGCCAAGGCGGGCAACGACGCGCAGCAGGAGCATCTGCGTGCCCAACTCGACCTGGTCGACAGCGTACAGGGTCGCCGCGATATCGAGTTGAAGCTGCTCGATCTCCAGCGCCAGCAGGAGGAAGCCGACCTCGAACTGATCCTGGCCACCAAGTCGACCGCGTCCGCAGAGTGGGCCAATGCGCAGAAGCGCAAAGGTGAACTCAATGCGATCTATGCCGATCGGCGCGGTTCGATTATGCGGCAGAACGAAAGTCCGGCCGAGGCCTATGGCCGGGTGGTGAATGCCTCTTCCGCGGCGATCAACGAGCGCGTGCAGGAGGGTGCAATCAACGGCCTGCGCGATCTTAACGCTGGTCTGACCGACGCCCTGATGGGAACCGCCAAGCTGGGCGATGCTTTCGAGAATATGGGGAAGCGGATCATTGCCTCGCTGCTCGATATCGCAATCCAGCAGGCCGTCATCCGACCGCTGGCCAATAGCCTGTTCGGGGCGGCGGATGCGGCGGGCAACCGCTCGGGCGGGTCGCTGGCGGGCATCGGCAGCTTCTTCGCCCGCACCTTCGGCGGTGGCCGCGCTACGGGCGGCCCGGTCAGTTCGTCCGGGTGGTATGTCGTCGGCGAGCAAGGCCCCGAACTGTTCGCACCCGGCGTCAACGGCGCGATCGTGCCGAATGGCGGCCTCGCTGCGGGTAGCGGCCGGGTTCCATCAGTCGTGCAGCTTCTGGTCGGCGAAGGCCAGATGTTCGAGCCGCGCGTCCAGTCGATCTCGGGTGGCGTCTCGGTGCAGACGGTTCGGTCAGCCGGGCGCTCGAACGCGATGCGCGCGCGTCAGAGCCTCGACTGATGGCCGTGATCGAATTGCCCGAATGGGCCGTGCCGAACAGCGCGACCCCGGCGCTGATCGACTTCGGCGGCGTCCTGCGACCATCAACCGGTGGCGCCCTCCTTCGGGTGGACCGGCAAGGTTCTCGGTATAAAGCGGCGCTGACCTTTCCGCCGTTCGATGACCCAGCGCACGGCCGCGTCATCGTGTCACGGCTGATCCGCGCCAAGCGGATGGGCCTGCGGGTGGAGTTCCCGCTGCTGGCCTCACAGGAATGCGAAGACGCGGTGGTGGACGGCGCCGGTCAGGCTGGGACCGCACTGATGATTCGTGGGCTATTTCCCCGCCGCGTGGTGCGGGAGGGATTCTGGCTGAGCGTCGTACGCGCTGATGGCCAGCACTTCCTGCACAATGTGGCCGGTCAGGCGATGGCGGACGCGGCGGGCAAGGCCACGCTGCAGCTGTCTGAAATGCTGCGCTGGCCATTTGCAGATGGCAACAAGGTCAATCTCGTCCGGCCGATGATTGAAGGGATCGTCGACGGCGATGAGCAGGCCTGGGCGATCAGCGTCGAGAAATTCGTCAGCATCGAATTCACCGTTGAGGAGGCAGCGTAATGGATCGTGTCCTGCTCGTTGGCGTGCTCAAAGCCGAGCTTCCCGGTCACACCATCCTGCTCTGCGACGGCGGCTTTCTGACCTGGAATGGCGAGACGTACCTGTCGACCGACGAGGTTTTCGGCACGGCGGGTGGGTTCGAGGTCCCTGAGGAAGGCGTGGGCGATGTCATACCCTCGGGCACGCTGACGATGCTGCCGCCCGGTTCCGCTGCCGCAATCGCGCTGACCAACCCCGCCTACCAGGGTTCTCGGATGCGGTTCTGGATCGCGGAGGTCGATGAAGCGACCGGCGCAGTGATCGGAGAGCCCGACCTGCAGGCGGAATGGCAGATGAATCGCACGACCCTTCGCAGCAAGCGGTCATCGCGCACCGTCGATATCGATTGCGTCTCGCAGGCGCAGCGGCTGCTCGCCAAGGTCGAAGGCAATGTCCTGTCGAGCGCCTTCCATTCATCGATCTTCCCCGGTGAGCGTGGCTTCGACAACGCGACCGGTCTTCCAAGCGAGTTCGCCTGGGGCACGGCATCTAGCCCGCGCGGCACCGTCGCGAGCAACACCCGTGCTTGATCTGGTGCAGCGGGTCGAGGCGACCGAGAAGGTCGTCGCGCGGTATCGTGGCAGACCGTTCGACTGGCGGGATCGGCGCACCTGCATCCATCTGGCGCGCGCTCAGGCGCGCGCGCTCGGGCATCATCCGCCATCGATACCGGACTTTCGTTCGCCGCGGGGCGCCAAGACGGCGCTGAAGGCGACCGGCTACCCGACGCTCGAGGCTCTGCTCGATAGTCTGTTTCCTCGTATCGCGCCCGCCGCGATGTGGGTCGGTGATCTCGCGTTGATGGAGGGTGGTGATGGCTTCGACGCGATCGTCATCTGCGCTGGCGGCAAGATGATCGGGTACCACGACGATCACTTGGCGGACGGCATCGTCAACCTCATGGGCGTTGGCGAGCGGCCATTCATTGGAGCTTGGCGGCTGTGAGTGGGACGCTGGGCAAAGTTGCGATGGTCGCGGGTTTGGTCGCGCTGGCCGCCACCGGCGCGGGTGCCATCGCGGGCGCGGGCTGGGGTATTGCGGGCATCGGCAGCTTCTCCTCGATCGCGACGGCCGCCAGCATCGCCGGGGCGGTGGCGAGCGTTGGCGCAAGCGCGTTGGCGAAGACGCCGCCCGCCAAGGGTTCGGTTTCCTCGACGACGATCGGCACGGACCAGCCCATGCCGTTCCTGATTGGTGAGACCTATTATGGCGGCAGCCGCGTCCATCAGATTGGATATGGCCCGACGGTCAAGAAAGTCCCGAACCCCTATGCCCTGATCGTGGACGAATATTCCGGCGCGGGGCCGGTTGAGGGGCTGGTCGATGCGTTGGCGGACTTCGTCTCGCTGGGCATCCCTGCAGCAGGCGGAGCGGCGTCGGGTTACGCGGCCGGATTTCTGTGGGCAGCGGTGCAGCGCGGCGAAATCCCTGCTCCGTCCGCGCTCCAGCCGCATTGGGCTGGCGCGCCGGGCTGGGGTGCAGAGTACCGGCTGTCCGGCCACGCGGCCATCGCTTGGTCGCTGCTATTCGACAGGGATGGCAAGGTGTTCGCCTCCGGCGTGCCCCAGCTCGGTGCAATCTGGCGCGGGCAACTCGCCTGGGACCCGCGCAAGGATAGCAGCTTCACCGGTGGCCAGGGTGCACAACGCTGGGCCGCGCCGTCCAATACGGCCGGTCATGATGCCGCGCGGGCGACTTGGACCTTCACCGAATGTCCCGGTCTCGTCGCGCTGAAATATGCGCTTGGAGCCTATCACCGCGACCCGCGTGTCGCGGGCTCGACCTATCGCAAGGTGGCGGGCATCGGCCTGCCAACCACCGGAATCATCGTTGACGATTTCGTTCACCTCGCCAACGTGTGCGATGCAAACGGCTGGAAGGTCGGTGGTGTCGTGTTCGAGCCAGCGACCGGTTCGTCGTCGACCCGCTGGCAGAACCTGAAAGATATCCTGGCAGCGGGTGGCGCGACGCCGTGTTTCCGCAATGGCCGCCTGGGCTTGAAGATCAGCGCGCCGCGCATCGCGCTCGACACGATCACTGAGGCTGACCTAGCAGATGACGAGATCGTCGTGTCGTCTGGTCTCGGCTGGGAAGACCGCCTCAATACCCTGATCCCAAAATACCGGAGCCGAGAACACAAGTGGGAATATGTGGCGTCGACGGAGCCGGTGTCGGTGTCGACCTTCGTCGATGCCGATGGCGAAGTGAAACGCGAAGAGCGCCAGTTCAACCTCGTCCAGCAGAAGGATCAGGCGGCGCAGCTCTGTGCCTATGAACTGCTCGATCGGCGTGAGCTTGGCGAAATCGAGATTGTGGTGAAGCCCCGCCTGCGCAAATATGGTCCCGGCGATTTGCTTATCGTCGACCTGCCGAACGATGGTTTGGTCAACCAACCCTGCGTGATCATGAAGCGGCAGCCGATGCCTGATCGCATGGCATGGAAATTTATTTTGTCGGGTGAAACTACCTCGAAGCACGCCTATGCGCTTGGGCAGACGGCCGTCGCGCCGCCCGTTCCTTCGCTGCGGTCGACAGGTGATCTGGATGGCGTAGCAGCCCCGGTGCAGGACCAAAGCGTAGAGCAGCTGCTCATCACGACCAGCTATACGGTGGGTGCTGCGATCAGCGCGACCGATGCAGGCGACGGCGCGACGGCGACGATCTCCGATCACAGCCGGGTCTATCAGGACCGCACCGTCGCAATGACCGGCTCGACCATCGCCGGACTGACCAGCGGCACGACCTATTTCTTCTATTACGACGACGCGGCGCGCGCAGGCGGTGCGGTGACGATCGTCGCCACGACCAACGCGGCCGACGCATTTTCCACCTCGACCACCCCGTCCCGGCATCACCTCGGCTCGGTGACGACCCCGCCAGCCGGTGGTCCACCGTCACAGGGCGGCGGCTCGAGCCCGCCGGGCGGAGATGGTCGACCGATCCGATACCCCGAGGGCGATGAGCAAATCCCCTAAATCTGTGGAGAAACACGTGGCCAATGTCGCTTACCTGCCGATCCAGGTGGATCGGTACGGCGCCGCTGTGCGCCAAATCCATATTCGGGGGCTCGACCTGACCGGCATCGTCATGCGCGCGCAGGTGCGTCTTGGCGGCGATGTGCCGGGGGCTCCGCTGGTTGACCTTCAGACGGTCACCAATGCCAACGCAGAAGGCCTCCGGCTGATCGAGGTGACCGACGAGAATGGACTGCCGGTCAGCCATGTCGAGATGGTTATCAACGAGACGACGCTCGAGCGTTTGCCCTACTCCGGAGAAATCGGCTCCCCCACGCCACTCGCATGGGACTGGCAGATCACACTGGCGGGCCGCAAACAGCGCATCGCCAAGGGTGAATTCGTCATCACCGGTGATGGCGTCACGGGAGCCGACAACGCCCCCGTCAATCGGCCAGCGGGCTGGACATCGAGCTTCTCCCAGACCGCAGGGATGCGCACCGGCGCGACGTTGACGTTCGGTGAAGAATCGATCCATGTGACGATCGACGGCGCGGACCTGGTCGCGCCGCTCGCGCAAGAAGCCAAGGATGCACGCGACGCGGTGAAGCCGCTCTATGGCGACGGCGCGCCCTCCCCCTCGATCGGCATCCCCGGCAGCTGGTATCGTGATATGACCGACCCGCTGTCGCCCCTCGAATATTTCAAGACGGCCGCCGGGTGGCAGGGCCCCCGCAGCCTGCGCGGACAGCCAGGCGGCAATGTCATGGCGATCGGATTGTTCAAGGAAGCATCGTCGCTGATCATTCCGAATGGGGTCAACGCCGTGCGAACCTCTGGGCATACGGTGACCGGTCTGGGTATCGCCGACTACTTTGCCTCCGCCGAGGTGGACGCCAACTACATCGCTACTTTCCCACGAAGCAGCTTCATAACGGTCAACGGTCGAGGCTTTCGGCTGCGTGTAGACACGGTCGACGTGCGTTGCTTTGGCGCGATTGGCGACGCACTCGCCGACGACCGGGCTGCCACACAGGAGGCATACAACACTTTGGCCGCTGGTTCTCGCGGCGGTGATCTCGTTTTCCCGCGCGGCATCTATCGCGTGGACCTCGAACTGTTCATGCGAGGGATTCATCTGCGTGGCGAAGGTCGGGGCAACTCAATCTTAACCCCGTTTGACCCTGACGGATCCGTGTTGCGCTTGACATTTAGCGACGGCAGCTGGTCGAGTGTTGTAATTTCAAGCATGTCACTTAGAGGGTCTGCTCCGCTTCGTGGCACAGGAATTGCGTTTGGTCACAACGACTACCAAGACAAGGACGAACTAACGGTATCGGTCGCGGTCCGCGACGTTGAGTTCGTAGACTTGGACAAATGCATTAGCCGCGCATCTGGAAATATTGGCGTTGTAGTAGACCTTTGTAACTTCAGCCGGGCCAATTATCACCTCCATTCAGTCGCCCGCCCAGGCAAGATGCACGCGGGTTGCATTGAGGTGCGTGGCGGACATATGCAGGGGTCAGAAAAGGCGGTGTGCTACATCGACGGCAAAGAGATGACCGGCTCTGGTCAGGTAATTTTCAACGGCCCCGTTATGGAAGCGAACACCGGTCACGTCTTTTACGTGAAAAACTTTCGTGGTCCAGAAGCTGTGCCGGGTATCATTGTGCGAAGCTGCTGGAATGAGGTCAACTCGGAGCAGGCGCTTGTCGCCGTGCGCAAGGCAAGCGTCGAGATCGATGGCGTCGCAACAGCCCCCGTCTACGCGCATCTCGAAAATGTTACGCACATCCGCTTCGATGACACGCCAGTCGGCGCGCTGCGCGCGGTGAACAGCGGCGGTACGCTCGTAGACTGTGCCCTTGACCACTATGCGCCGGAGGTCGACGTCAACTCGGCCTTCCCGGTACTTCGCGGTCGGTCGTTCACAAACGCCGTCGCCGCCAAGGTCGAGACACTCGGACCGCTCCCGGCCGGCAGTCAGTTCGCGCCAATGTGGTGGATGCCACATCCCACCCACATCAGCCTCGTGCACCGCTCGGCCGCGCTGATCCGGCGCGATTGCACAACTTCGGTCCTGCTGTTCGGCAGCGACCGCAACCAGGACACCGTGCCACGCGCCGGCGATGCCGTGTTGCCGGGCGTGACCACGTCACAAGTGGCAACGATCCGTGCAGGGCAGTCCGCGTTTCCGCCCGCGGTCGCGACCACCGCCGGCAAGTGGCTCGCCTGGAGCGTCACTTGCCGCTTGATCTCGGGTGGTGCGCCGATGCTGCAGATCACCGGCGCTGAGGCGCTAACCGGCGAACAGAAGATCGACCACGCCGACTGGCGCACATATCGCGGGATGCGTGACAACGAGCGTTCGCTCGCGAGCGAGAGCGTCCGCTTTACGGCCGGTGCTGCGGACTGCGAGATCGGCTTAGGCGGCCTCGCGCTGATGCAATTCGACACGCGGCAGCAGGCGCTCGACTGGGTCAACGGGGGCAGCTTTCCGGGGTGATTCGGCGACGCTACTGCGCGTTCTGATGCTCGTGACCTCGAAAAGCCAATAGGAGATCAGTCCGACTGCGATGCTAACTGGCGCGCCGAGCCATCCGACGCCGAGGCGCGCCGCAATGCTGATAGCCATCAGCTGCCACAAGTAAATGCTGTACCCCGCGCGTCCAATCAGTGTGCTCCATGCTGGCAACTGGAGCGCGGGCGGCGTCCAACCGGCTTTCGCCAACAGCCCACCGGCCGCGAAGAAGCCAATAGATCCAGCCATTGTCGCCCAGTGGTCAAGCGTGAAGAACGCGACGGTGCCCGCCACAGTGAGAATTATGAGCAGCGGCGTGGTCGCACGTCGCCAGATGAACAGTGCGGGGAAGACCGCGTAGGTCTGCAGCTCGACTGCGATCGACCACAGGTGACCTACGTGCCCGTGCGTGGCGACGCTCGATGCCGCGATCATCACGTCGGTCAAGCCAACGTAATGCGCCGCGTATGTCACGATGCTGCGTTTTTGTACCAGGCATAGTGCGGCATTTAGCGTCAAGTAGAGGTAGAGGAGCGGCAGCAAGCGACGTGCCCGCGCTTCCCAGAACCGCATTGGTGTACACGTGCGGGATAGCTGCCGTGTGATCAGGAAGCCCGAGAGAACGAAGAATACCTGCACGCCTGCCCAGCCTGCTGGCAGATAGCCGCAGTGGAATAAAAGAACGGCCAGAACGGCCACTCCTCTAATTAGATCAATGAACGCATTACGCGCCGTCGCCGCTTGCCCTCGGACACTATCATTTGCGGGCATCGGCGCTTCCCCTTATCTCAACAGAGCTCTGGATCCATTACCTCCCTCTGTCCATAGGAAGCAGTTGCCGCTGGACCGCAATCTCTGAGGCCCTACAATCTATTAGTTTCGCAGCCATATAGTCGTAAGGTTGCCGCTGGACCGCAATCTCTGAGGCCCTACAATTCGAGGTGGGGCTAAATACCGGAGCTACCGCCGAAAATCGGTGGCTCCGGTATTCTCATTCTGGCTCTGCGGCAGGCTGTTGAACCGCAGCGGCTGCCTGCTCGAACGCTTGAGTTGCGTTCGTGTCCGCACGCTGCAGCGTGACACTTGGCTGCGTGGCCGTATATTTCTCGATCCGCGTGGCGATCCGACTGTTGATGCGGTTGTTGATCCGGCTGTTCACCCGCCGCTTGTTCTGGCCGATCGTCGGATCGGCGGGGTTAGCCAGGCGCGCTCCGTAAGTATTCGGGGTGGCGGTCTGGGCGGTGGCGGCTGACCCGATCAGGGTCGCCGCGACGATAATGACGAGACGAAGTTTCTTCATGGGCGTGCACGATAGCACCGCCCATTGACGCGCGCCACGAGGCGCGGAAGTCCCGGTCTATCTTCGCGCCCTTCGTGGCTGCGACCTCTTTCCTCCGGAGTGTAAACCAATGGATAATGCAAGCTTCGCGGCCCGTGCGGTCGCGGACGGGCCGCCTACTGTTGCGCCCCCGTCCTTCGACGGCCACGGGTGGCTGGTCGTCCTCAATCTAGCGGTGATGACCTTCGCCACGGTCGTCGCACTGATGTTCGCGGTGGATGCTATCCGGGCATGGCACCGGAATCGGTCGGTCGACCGCCCTTCACATCCTGTCTCGATCTGGCGCTGGGCGGGATTCTGCTTCGCCATGGGGATATTCCTGACGCGCGGGGCCGACGCCGTGGTCCTGTGGAATTGGAATATTCGCGATCCCGCAGGGACGGGCTGGTGGCTGACCTTCCAGCGCTTCATCGACCCGATCGCGATGTCCTTCGGCCTGACTGGCTTGGCGCTGCTGTACCTGTCAGCACGCGGGATGGTCGTGCAGCTGCGGCGGCGGCCCTTTCCCATCGATATGTGGTCTAGCCTGCCGATGCTGAAACGGCCCGCATATATCGCGCTGCTCAGCCTGATCGCAGCGATTGGCGTGGTCTCCACGCGATGATCTGGAAAATGGGGGCGACCATGGGCGCATTCATCCCCGTCGCGGCTGCAGCCGTTGCACGGGATACCGGGGCGACCGTTGCGACGAGCGCGCCCACCATCTGGCATTTCGCTGGCTACCCCTTCGAGGCGGGCAGCATGATCGCCGCGCTGTGCGCCTGCCTGGCAGTCCGCTTCTATGTCGCCCAGACCGATCGCCAGCAGCACCGCTGGACGGTCGACGCGCCGGTGACGATACTGGCGCTGCTGTTCACGGCGGGGGCGGTGATGCGGCTGCGGCCCGATCCGGCGCTGGCGCTGATCTATGGCACCGGACTGGGCGCGCTGGGTGCGGGCATCATCGCGATCGCGCTGAATTTCGTGCGGTCAAAGCTGCCGGGCACTGACCAGCCCCAGGCGTAAAACAGGGGCCGCCATTGGGAGAATGGGCGGCCCCTGCGACCGATTCATCGGGGGATGGTGTCGGCCCCAACTGAATAGCCCGCCTCTCGGGCTCGTGTCTCCAACAAAAGGACATGGATATGGACGTTGCACTCGTGCAGCGCCGCCTTGGCGTGCGCGCTGACGGCGTTTTCGGGCCGGTGACGATGGCCGCCCTGCTGCGGAAGCTGGGCGCGCCTGCAGGCACGGCCGGACCGCTTGCCGATGGGGTCGGCGCACTCGATGGGGCGGTGATTCTGCCCAGCGGCTTGCGCCTGGCGCACTTCCTTGCCCAGGCCGGTCACGAGACCATGGGCTTCGCTCGCATGGTGGAGATATGGGGCCCGACCGCTGCCCAAGCTCGCTATGAGGGGCGAGGCGACCTCGGCAATGTCCGGGCAGGTGACGGCTTTCGCTATCGAGGGCGTGGCGTGCTCCAGATCACGGGCCGCGACAATTATCGCCGATTCGGCGTGCTGATCGGCGTCGACATCGAGAGCCAGCCGGAGCGGGCAGCGGAGCCCGCCGTCGCCATGTCCCTGGCCTGTGCCTACTGGACCTGGCGCCGCATCAATGCCGCTGCCGATCGCGACGACGTCGAGGCGGTGACGCGGCTGATCAATGGCGGCCTTAACGGCATCGACGATCGGCGCCACCGACTGGCCCGCGCGAAGGCGATCCTGCTGTGACCGGCGCGCGGCAGCTGCTCCGGCTATGGCCTGCGGTCGGCGTCTTGCTGGTGGGGCTCTGGATTTGGCGGCTCGATACGCTGCGCGCCGATTACCGCCAGACGCTAACCAATGAGCGCGCGGCCTGGTCGATGGCGATCGCAGACGGCGAGAAAGTACGGTCTGCCGATGAAGCGCGCTTCGCCCGCCAGCAAGTCGCCGCCATCCAGACATATGCCGCCGCGCTCGCCGCTCGCCAGCCACTCATCATCCACTCGAAAGACACGGTGACTCGCTATGCTCAAACTGATGCTGGTCGCGTTCTGTGTCGCGCCGCTGACCGCGTGCGCGACATCGACGCGCTCGATGCCGATCTCGCCCGAGATCCCGCCGCCGCCGGCAACAGCGGCCGGACCGTGCCGACCGACGCCGCAACATCGCCAGCCGGACGGTAGCGCCAGCGCGGCCGACGACGACGCGACCATTCGCGATGGCCGCTTCGACTTGGCCGAATGCGAAGCCAAACGCCGCCTACTATGGGACGCGTGGCCTAAGGCGTCAGCCCGAGGAGCGGGGTGGAAGGTCGGGAGACCCCTTCAAACGGCAGATAGAACGGCTGCTGTCCTCGCTTCACAGCCGCCCCGGCGCGCCCGCATCAGTCCCGCCATGGCTGACGATGTCGATGGTATGCTTACATTGTGACGGGAGGGAAGGTACATGTTCCTCACTGCATTGCTTATTTCGGTCGCCAGTCCCGTTGAGGCACAGGTAGTCATCGAAACGCGCGCGCCGGTGACCAAATCGGATGTCGACGCGATGCGTCAGCAGGCCCAGGCGGCCAGCGACGCTGCGGCTCAGGCCGTAAAGCAGGCCGACCTGACGGCGGCGATCACTGCCGTGCAAGCGGCCATACCCCGCGCCCGGACGACCACGCCGATGCAAGAGGCGGTCGGCGGCGTGGCGGGGACGGCCGGGACCTATCTCCCCGGCGATGCGCAGGTGCCGAGGATCACGCGCGCGGGGGTCGTTATCACGAACAGCACCGCCGGCGCGTGGACGGTGACATGGGCAACGGCGCTGCCCTCCCCACCGGTGACGCTCCCGATCCCCATCAATACGACCACGAACCCGGTCATATGCAACGTCACCACCACCACGGCGACCGGTGCGTCCGGACGCTGCTGGTACGGCCGAACGCTTCCCGCGACTCTGGCCGCTCTGACTGCGCTCGTCAGCTATGACGTGTTCGGCTCGCCCGCGACCGGGATCAGCGTCCAGGTGCTGGCAATCCCCGTCACCCAATAACCAGTTCAACAGGAGAAGACCCATGACCCTGCTTCGATGGGCGAGCGCGATCGCGCTTGCCAGTTGCCTGGCCGCGCCCGCCGCCGCGCAGACCTATCCACTTTCCGCCTCCCCGGATGGATGGGCTCGGCCGACCGTCCCTTGCGTGTATGATCCGTTAGCGAAGACCTGCGCCCCAATCACGCCCAGCGCACCTCTGCCTGTGCTGACGACCAACCGGACGGAGACGTTCCAGCTGGTGACCGCCAATACGGCCGCCGCTCCGGTCACGCTGATCGGGGGCAGCTATGTCTTCACCCAGGGCTGCGCCGCATATGGGTCGGTCACCCTACGGTACCGCGGACCAGATGGCGCGACGATGACGGCAATGCTGTCGAAGACGGCGGCCGATAGCGGCGGTGGGACGATCGCGTCATTCGGGACCGGGGCGATCGTCGACGTCACCCTGAGCGGCACCACCGGCTGCAACGCCACGCTCGCGCGGATCCCGTCATGATGCGGTTCCTCGTGGCGCTGGCGGCGCTCTTCTCGCTGATCGCAAGCCCGGTTGCGGCCCAAGTCGTCGGCACCACCCCGGTCGTGTACGGCGGCGGTGCTCAGGCGGGCACCCCGGCCGGGCCAGCTTGGTCGTTTGGGACCTCGTCGTTCCGCACGATGGGTGCAGACCTCTATCGGATGGTCGCGTCCGATGCGAACCGGCTGACCGAGCTATCCGACCTGTATCTGCCGCCCCAGCCCGCAGGCTGGCGGGTCGTATACACGAACTTCGGTCTCGATCCGAACAACCGCCCGGCGGGTACGGCGCGGGAGCAGAAGCCCGGGAACACGAACACGCTGGACTATGTGGTCGCGTTCACGGCGGTCAATGGCGGCGGGACGCGCGTGGTCCTGACCTTTGGCGGCACCGGGTCGACCGTCATGGCGGACGGCGGCTTCGCGATCACGGACCCGGTCCCGACCGCCTGGCCGGGCGGGTTCCTGCGCACCTCGATCAGCACCGCGATGGGCGCGGCGCGGCCGCGCGGCTTCACCAGCATGGGCCAGCTGGGCGAGACCCGCCGACACCTGGCCGCGCCGAATGCGACCTATGCGTCCGGCGGGTCGATCACCAGCGTCGGATTGACCGCGAATTCATCGAACGGATATTCGCCGGTGGCGGTGCTCGTCCCGTGGTCGCGAACGCCATCCGTGCTCGAGCTCGGCGACAGCATCACCCAACAGGATGACGTTCCGCAGCTGGCCAGTGCGCGCGGCATGGTGGGCGGCGTCACGCGCGGGCTGGACGACGACGGGCCGACCGGCCGTTTCGGCGTCGGCAATTTCGGCCATCACGGCGCGCAGATGGCTGACTTCATGGACCTGACCGACGGTCGGTTCGGCCTGCGCTACAAGCTGCTCGCCTACATCCGCAACACGCTGAACGGCGGCCAGGTTTGGCCGTTCTCGGGCATCTGGTCCCAGGGCCTCCGCAATGACTTCTCGGCGATGGGCTATGACGCGTCGGACACCGCAATATCGGTCACGGCGGCGATGCAGGCGCGCGCGACCGCGTGGTGGCAGTTCTTGGCCAAGACCTTTCCGGGCGTACCGATCGTCCAGTCGACGATCACCCCACGCACGGCCGACAGCACGATGGCGCGGACCTCGCTCCCCTCGCAGACGGGGAACGGCCTGAATAGCCAGCAGCCGCTCCAGACGGTCAACGACTGGATTATGACCCGGCCCGCGCCGCTCGCGCTCGCCGTCGACCTGCGCGCGGCCTATCAGGCGGCGGATGACGGCACGGGTGTCCCGAAGTGGAAGCTTACACCGCTGGCCGCGGCGGGCGGCGCGCCACTGTCCGTCGCGCTCGCCGTCGGTGCGGACATCAGCAACACGGTCGTGCGGATCACGACGAACGTTGCCCCCGTCAGCGGCAACTATCTAGTCTTCGAGCCGGGGACCGCGAACATGGAGGTCGGCCCTCAGGTTGGGGCCTCGATCGTGAACAACGGCGATGGGACCTATTCGGTCAAGGCGGCAGGCTTCTATGCGATCAAGCGCGCCCATGCGATCGGGGCGGTCGTATCGTCGACAAACAGCGCTGACGGGACCCACCCCGGATCGGGCGCTCAGCAGGCGGCCGCTGTGCCGGTCATCGCCACGAAACCAGCGGTCGCTAACTTGATCGCTCGGTAACCTGTTTGCCCAGGTTGACGTTTGTTCTCCCTCTGTTCCATCATAGCCAGCGTAACGAATCACTGGACCCTGACCATGATGCAGCACGACCCCCGGCTGCGCGCGGCTGCGCGCGCCATCTATGACGCATGCTATCCGTCCGAGGAATGGGGCCCGCTCTCATTCGCTGAGGCGGAGCGGTATGCGACCGTCCAGTATCGTCAGGCGGTGGATGGCGCGCAGGCAGCGCGAGCTTGCTTCGCATCGGCGGGCGAGCAGTTGCCGCTGCCTGTGGCGTGAATCAGTCCCAGAAGGCGCGGATCGTCTTCATGGGGCTGGTCGCGCTGGACGAGGCGGCCGAGCGCGCCCGTGCAGCGAGGGGCCCGGTCGACACCTCCCTGTCGGACCGTGTTATCCTGGCGACGCTGTACGCGATCGCCGGGCGCGATCGGACATCCTTCTATGGCTTTTGGCGAGAACTCAGGCGCCCGGTCGGATCAAACACCAGCGACGGGATAGAGCGCGGAAACATGCTCCACACCCATTTTTGCGGTATCTGCCGGGCTCTTGGGATCAAGCAGACCATCGCGTTCACCTCAGCCCTGTATGCTGCCCGCCGGGCGCCCATGCGCGGCTTCCGCGAACCTGAGCCCTTCGCCGCTGATGAGCAGCGCGCCCGCTTCGCCGAATTTCTGCGAGAGACGATGAACGACCAACGTGATGCAGATCGCGCTAAGCGCGCGGGGCGCGAATGCGGATTAAGGGGCTGAGCTATGCGCCGCCATCATCGCATCGTTGTCGAGTTATCGGTCCAGATCCTGCGCCAGGCGATGATCGAATGCGGCAACCGCCGGTGCGACACGATCCCGGTTCGCCTCGCCCTCCGGTGCCTGCTGCCCCACTGCCCCGAGCGCTGGCCTCTGACGACCTTCTGGGAATCGGCCGGGCAATCGAATGAGATCGGCCGTGCCCAGGGCGTGACGGCGGCATTCAACGGGATCGTGCGCCAGTTGAGGCGCTCGGGCGCCTGGGGTGATCCCGCCAATTAGATCTGGAGATAGCGCAAGGCCAATGCGCCTATGCCCCCGAGCGCCGCGATGGATACGATTATGGCTGCCGCCACGCGTCCGATGTGGATCGCGCGCTGGTCCCAGCTCTCTCCGGTGGGGATGCTGCGCCATTCGTCCTTGTCGTCTTTCCTATTCATGCCTGCGATATAGGTTTGAGTCGGCGAGACCGAAAGCAGATCATGACCCGCCTGCCGTTAAATCGCTCCCATGACGTATCGGGCGGTGCCCCAGGCTGTGGCTATCATCCCGGTGACAAACAGCACAGTGAAGCCGAAGAGCTCCAGATAGACAAAGCCCCCCTCCCACCAGGTCGGCGGCCGCTCATCGTGCGCGCGTGCAGGCGGCTGGACCATGTTCGTGACGTCTCGAAGATGGTCGGTTCGGCGGCGGTCGCGTCGCATTCGGCGGGCCTGTGCATGTGAGGGATCTCGACGGTATCCGCCGCCGATTCGCCGGTCCAGCGTCATTATGACAAATCGCTGGACGCCGCGGATACCCTACCGTGAACAGAGCGCGAAAACGTCAGAAAGGCCCGCAGAAAACTGCCGTTTCCACTCGACTGTTAATCGGGACACCAGAAGGCTTAAGGCTTCGGCGGGGCTGCCGGAATTCCGCGGTCCATGACAAGCCATCCACCTGTATGGAAAGCCTCGGGCATCTCAATTGCCAGCCTATCAAAGTCCGCAAGCATTTCGTCTGCGACAGACATGCCTTCACGCAACGAGTATGCTTTATCGTGGAGCTCATCTGGGGTCCAAACCAGCTGTTTTTGTACAGCGTCCGTCGCAACATTCGTAGCAGCCATGAATTCATGGCGCATGTGAACCGCTTCTATATAATAGGGTCCAAACTTCGGCCCCGCCGCCCCGCCAAATCCGCCGTACAAAATCCGCCCATGCGCAATTTGATTTCTTATTTCATTGAGCCGAAGAATCCTATTTAAACGTTTTTCGTTGCGCCCTCGAAAATCGTTGAAACAGACATTGTACAGCACCTGCCGCATAACCTTCTTGACCATCTGAATTTTCTGCTCGGCGGTCCTGAGTTCAGCGAACGTAGCCACCACCGCTTCAGATCGGCTACCTTTTGGCACGCATAGTCCGACATAAAATCCTGCCAACTTCTCCTCGACGTGGCCCCAGCATGTCATGCCAAACCCGACATTGTACATCATCTGAGCAACTAGCTGCTCTTCCGGGTCCTCCGATGTAATCACGATAGCCATTCTCGACCCCTGTTGACGGTGCGGTGAAAGGAGCGCTTGCAGTAGGATTCTCTCCATCGAACCCACTGATTTGAGAATGATAAATGCTGCCACATTTTGCCAGCGCGAGGCGAGATCAAACTGGGAACAGTGCGTACTTTTTCAAATCGACTGCGTACTCGCTGTTGACACCGCAACGAAAACCGCAGAAATGCGCGCCTCCCACGCATCGAGGCGCGATGGCGGAGTGGTGACGCAGAGGACTGCAAATCCTTGCACCCGGGTTCGATTCCCGGTCGCGCCTCCAGATTTTCTGGACATTCGAGGGCTATAGCTCACAGCA